GAATACATCGGCATAGGACGAGTAGATTTAATTTGGAAGAAAGAATCGAAGATAAATTGTTTACCGTCAGCAGAAGCACCGACGGCGACGATTCTATCAAGAGGAGGATTTTCACTAATGAAAGTATCATTTAGTGTTGGAAGTGAAGCGAATTTTTGGGCAAGATGCCATCCGTCAATAGTACCTGCAGATGTTGATTTAAAGAGGCCAGAGACTTGAGAAGGTAGATAGCGATATTCAGCCCATCGTTCTTGGTAGCCGAATACGTCATCGTCAGCAGCTAAGCCAGTAGCGTAGATTTCTTTGTTAAGTACTCCCTGCTCGCCAAGCATAGCGAATTCAGGGAAGTAGAAATCGTAACGAGTTTCACGGGACCACATTTTGCGGAGACCTTGTTGATATGTAAGGTCAGCACGGACATTTACGAGACCTATTAAAATGCCGTGTTCAGTAAATGATTGAGTAAAACCATTATTAGAAGAAACAGCTGTACCAATAGCGGAAAGAGTACCAAGAGGAGTAGCAGAGCCATCCAAGTCCGTGGCAGAATTTTGAGCGATAGGATTAATATTGACAGTAGTAGTACCGCCACCAAGATATTCAGGACGTTGTAATCTAGCATCAGGAGATATAACGCCGAAGTGAGCGCGTAGAATTTCAGTGTAACGCGTACCACCTCGTGCGTCCCTTTCTAGTAGTTTTTGAATTTGGAAGGATTGACGTAGTTGATTGATAGTTGCAGCAGTAGCTTCTGATAAGTCAGCATATAAGTTATTAGGGTAGATACCTTGTACAACAGCTGAAGCAGTAGAGTTATAGCCAGTAACACCAGCGCCAATACCAATAAGGTTATTAGCAGCAGCACTTCCGTCAGTAGTTTTACCCCAAGATAGACCGGTTTGAGCACCAGTTACAGTAGGGGAAGCATCAGTATAAATAGGAGCAGAAGTACCAAGAGGTAGAGTAACAGCTTCGCCTTTTTGTGGCCAAGGTAAGCAAGATGTAAAATAATCTTGTCTTTTGCCACGTTTTTTTAGTACATAGTCAGCAGGGTCATCAGGACCATCGTCAGTATCCACGACGATAGAATCTTGAAGGTTTTCGTCTCGAAACCATTCGTTATAGATTAAGTTATATGCGCGAGTAAAGAGCGCATTATGAGAGATTGTTGAAGCACCGTCGACTTGTCCGACGGTAGGAAGGCCGAAATAGTCTTGAAGGGAGTTAACAGCATACCCGCCAGTTGGGCTAGTAGTTTGAGGTATTGTAAAGTCGATTGAATCGCCGGGATCAGTTTGTTCACCCATGAATTTCTGCCAGTTGTCCCAAAGTAAACGATTAGGGACAAAGAAGAAAAAGGAATCCATATGTAGATTGTCCATTATTGGGAATATTGGAGTTGACATGCGAGCAAAGGCAGTCATTTTAAGGTTAAAGGTATCTCCGGGTAAGACTTCGTCTGCGTAAACTGGGACTAGGTCTCCCGCGTCGAATGTTGTTTTGTGAGTTGATTGTCTATCGAATGAAGAGCGGGGGATATCCGCTTTTGGTATCATTGCGAATTTATGGACATCTACGGATTTATTGCGGTGCATTGATTTAGCCATTTGTAGTATTCCTTATGTAGTGAGTAGTAAGCCTTTTGCGTTTTCAGGATCACGAGATAAAACATTTCGTGAACCTGAAATCCGCTTTCTAGTTAAACCTTAACAGCATCGGCTTTAATTAGCTGTAAAGGTAGTTGAGAATCAGATGGAGGATGAAATAGACCTGTAGAATCATCAAAGGTACCGAGATTATATAAAGTGTAATCTTCAGGATGGTTAAATATTTGATTGTCTTCTGCTTGTCTATTAACCTCATCGGTAAAACTGCGTACAGCAGCACCTGTAGTAGCAGTAAAGAAAGGACGACCGTAAGCAGCGAGTGCAGCGTCATATATAGAAACAATTGCATAGTTCATTTGTTACCTTTCATAAGTTTCGTTTAAGTTGATTGAGACGGGATTGAGTACAAATTTCGCGTTGTCTCAAGCGCGAATCTGTATTATCTGCGGAACGTTCGAGAGCACCTTGTTCACGCAGGAATTTGATTTGTTCGATTTCGAAGGGGTATTTTTTTGCGAGTAGTTGGTCGTAGTATTTAGGTGGTTTTGTTTTATGGCCATTTATGACAACGTAGTCATGAGGGTATACGTCAGAAAAGTACTTGTCGAACCAAGGTTGTCCAATGCCTTTACGACGTGACATAGCATTATATTCGGGAGTACGTTGTTTAATTTCACCGGTTGCCCAGTCAACGGTTTCATAGTGTTTTTTTGCAGGGTCGCCAGTTATTTTTTTCATGATATAGCGTGCGACGTAAGCGCAGGATTCAAAAGTAACTTCACCAATGGATGTATGTCCCATACCCCATATTTTAGTGAGAGTTTCAGAGTTATATAGTTTTTGTCCTGCAGGTGTTGTTGCTTCAAAGGTTTTGTCAGGGAAGTCGATACCAAAGAGTATCGCGTGATAGTGAGGTCGTTCAAAGTTTTCACCGTATTCTCCTGCCATATAGAAGCGTATTTTTTTTTTTGTATTTTTGCGTAGACGTTTCATAAAGAGTTGAAAGTCTCGGTGAGCCAGACTGTTATCAGTAGGTAGGTTCTGGTCATTGTATGTAAGCGTGATGAATATATTATCATCATGCATTTGTTTTTCGTGCATGCAACGAGTTGCCCATTGTCGGGAGCGTTCGAGACGGCAGCCGATGCACTGTTGGCAGGGGAGTTCCAGAGTTCTGGATATGTCTCCCCTTTCTGCGAAGACCACGGAACCGCTTGTAAGTTGGTAAGCGGTTATTGGGTGGTAGCATGCCATTAGAGGCGGTATCCGCCTCGCATTGGAGCGCCTCTTAAATTGGGCGCTTTAGTTCTTCGGATGTTGTTTGAAAATTTCTTTGCAGATTTTCGTTTATTCACGTTGTGGCGTTTCATAATATTAGTTCCTTTTTTAGAAAAAGTTAAAAGTAAAAAGTTATTAACACGTTTATCTTATTTGTTTTGATAAAAGGTGTCAATAAGAACATTTACATCAAGTAGAGGCATGTTCTTTAGACTCGTTTTTCTCGTCTTTTTGAGACGGGGTTGATTGAGTTTCGAAAGTTGTCTCAGTTTGTATTTTAGGCGCTGTTAAGCCTAGTTTTTCCATTTCGGCTAGATTAGCCTCATTGGAGCAGAAATCTACGAATTCTGCGGGATTATTGTGGAACCTAGCACGTAGTTTACTAGGTAGTTGCTCAAAGGTTTCATTAGCTTGAGCAATTGCGTTAGTTGCGGTTGCGAAGTCAAAGATTCCTTCGAAATCGCCATAGGTTGGAGTTACAAGCCCTTGAGGCATTACTCCAGTTTTGTGAAAACGATTAACGATAGTGTTGATATCGGTATCTGCAAGCATATGCGCTTGCGCGCGAGATTTGTCTTTAAAGTGTAGAGCAGTTTCGTTTGAACGTTTATCTGTATCGTAATTATATTGCGAATACAGTTTTGGGGTGAAGGTTTGCGGTTTCATAGTTTTACCTTTTTGATGAATTTAAGATTTTAAGTAAGTCGATTAGTATTCGGCCTGTGCCTTTGCCAGATCCAGTACCTTTTTCAAAGGCTTCGTCATTAGAAGCACCTGCTTTTTGTGCATTAAGTAAGAATTTTTGCACTTTTTTGAGAGCGGTATCGACTTTGGTATTACCAGTATTAGCGACGATTTGTTTTCCAGTTTTAATAGCATTTTCGACTTGTTTAAGTACGAGATTATATTGTGCGGAATTAAGCGCACGGATGGAGTTGTTTTTGTCAGTTTCAGACCAGACGCGAGAAAGATTTACATCGTTTCCGTAAGTTTCAGAGCGTATTTTTTGTGTATCAGCTTCAGCTTTAGCAGCTTGAGCGCTGTTTAGTTCGGTTTGAGAACGTATATTTTGACCTTGTATAGATTGTAGTGTGGCTTCGACACCTGCTTTAGCAGAGTTTTCGAATTTGACAGAAGAACCACCAGGTGTGGAAGCACCACCCTGGGAGTAGGCAAGCATAGGATTTAAACCTGCTTTTTTCATTGAAAAGTACTTTGAGCTGCCCGTTGGGGATGATGCTGTCATGACGGGTTTTATCGACCGGATCGATCGATTGCCAAAAGGTGGCTCGATTGTTCTGGATTACAAAACCGAACCGACGGACAGGACGCAGGAAGCAGTTGACAAAGATTTACAATTGACTCTGTATTACTGGGCGGCGCGCGAGTTTTTGGGACTGGACATTCGACAGTTGGGTTTGTTCATGATGAGTCATGATAAAGTGATCGTCACAACCCGAACACCGGATGATGTGCCCGAGCTTTTCGAGCGGATTAATGGTGTTACCGCACAAATACGGTGCGATACGACTTTTAGCCCTAAAATCAACAAATACTGTCTGAGTTGCGATCATTTAGCGGGATGTCCGCTTGAGAGCACGATTCGTTCGGAACCATCACTTCGATCCATGGAATTCAATGACGAAGACTTGCTTGATGATGCCTTGGGAGATGACGCATAAATGCCTGCTTATTCCGGTTTGACAATGCTCGCTGGCGGTCTGTTTATCATAATTTTTGCGGATCTGCTCCGAGTTGTTAACCGAAAGGTTCTCCGTGATTCTGATGAACCCGGAAGAATTGAATCGCATGAGAAAGATCGGCGATGCCCTTCACCGAAAAAAAAATTGAAATTCATCGAAATTGAACAGAGATAAACTCAACAGACTCAAGATTTTTTTAGCCGCATCCAGCGGTTTTTTGCTGACTCTTTCCTTTCCAAAGGCCGGCATTTCCTGGCTGGCCTGGTTCGCCTTCATTCCCTTGTTTGTTGCATTAAGAAATCTTTCCCTTAAAAACAGTTTTTATCTGGGTATGTTTGCCGGCCTTGTCCACTATTTATCGCTGGTTTATTGGCTGGCACATACCATGTCAGC